CGGCTCGCGGAAGACGAGGTGCCGATAGACGCCGTCGTCGTGAAGGACGATCAACTTGTGGCCGGCCGTGTCGCGGGCGAAGCGGGCGGCGATCTCGGAGTAGTCGCTCATCGCGCGTCTCCCGCCTCATAGCGGGCCCACGTCTCGCGGTCGGAGGCGACGGCCTCCCAGTACGTGTAGAGCAACTCGTCGAACGCCCGCTCCCGCTCACCCTCCGGCAGCAGCGCCCAGGCTCGGCGGCCGATGTCCTCGACCTCGAAGCCCTCCGGGTGCGTCGCCAGCAGGGTTTCCTCCGCATCCGCGAACAGCGTCTGCAGCGGGGACACCAACCGGACCTGGGTGGTGAGACGGTCGAACTCGTCCAAGGGCTCGAAGTTCATGACGCCTCCCCGAGACCCAGCTGGGTGGGGTACTGGTCCGCGTAGTAGCGGTCCCACGTCTCCTCGAACACCGGCCGATGCCGCTCGGTCCACGCCTTGGTCTCGCGCACCGAACCGTTCGGCAGATCCGACTGCCTGGTGCCGATCTCCTCACCGGACTGCGCCATGTAGATGCCGGCCGCGCGGCGGCCGAACCAGGACTGCACCGACTCGATCTGCTTCCGCTTCAGGCCCTTGTCCTTGAGGAAGTCCGGGACATACAGCGGGATGTCGAGCGGGTCGATCTCCGGCTCCTCGCCGAGGGCGCGGGCTGCGACGAGGCGCCCCTTCGTCTCCAGCCACTCGGGCGAGACGATCGGCGCCAGGATCGACAGGACCTCGGCCTGCTGCTTCGCCCTCGCGATCAGCGAGTCCAACTGGTCGTCGGTGGCCCGCGGGTTGATCGCGCCGCCCTGCGTCCAGTACGCCTCGATCGCGTCCGCGGTCTCGTTCTGGAAAGCGACCAGCGTCGGGCGGTGAGCCTCGGCGACGCGGTTCTCGTTGACCGTGGCCAGGAGCATCAGGAAGGTGCGGACCGGGACGACAGCCATCAAGCGCGTCTTGCCGTCCTCCGCAACCATGGGGCTCTGCCCCACGGTTGCCCAAGAACGCTGCCGCAGCTTGGTCAGCTGGGTCGAGTAGTCCAAGCCCAGCTCTTCGATGACGGGCTTCAGGACGATCTGCGGCTGGCCGTCGACCAGCACGGTGTGGATGGAGCCGGTGGTGAGATCGAGTTTCACGACCTCGTGCGACGATGTGGACAAGGTCCACTCCTGTTCTCTACGTGACGTGTGGGTGGATCTGTGCGGCTCTTGGCCGCGGAGCCCCGGCTGTCGGTGGTCAGAGACCGGCGGTTGGGGCTTTGGCCGTTAAGCGGCGGCGCGGGCCGGCTCGTCGTCGAACGACTCGGGCGAGTGCAACTCGGCGGCGTAGGCCTTGGCTTCGGCCAGGCGGTAGGCGAGCTTCCGTCCGATGGGAACAGGCTGCGGGCCCTTGCCGAGGTAGCGGTAGTTGTAGAGCGTCTTCACGCTCAGTCCCGTCATGCGGGAGAGCTCCTGGATCCAGACGAAGCCGGGCGGGGCCGGCGTGGGGATCTTTGCGAGCCGGGGCATGTCTTTCCTTTCTGTGGGGGTGAACCTACTGAGGGACGGTTCGTCATTGAGTCGGTGACGCGGGGGGCATGAAGAGGACCAGTACGGCGACTCCAAGAGCCTCCGCAACGGCGTGCGCTTCATTGACGGGCAGGTCGACTACCTGACCGGACAGGATCCGGTACATCTGCGACCGGGAAATGCCGACCTTTTTTGCCAGCTCCTCCGGCTCGAAAGAGGTGCCGCGACCTGGGTGTTTCATCGTTTTTTTGAAGTAGTCCAGGTCCCGTAGGGCATAGCGCACCATGTATGGATCTCCCCCGTTGCAGAGGTGCCTTTCACTGCCCTTGAGTCAACACCATGAAGGACCGTTCGTCAACGACTCAATGACGACCGGATCCCGAGTTTCGGCAAAAGTTGTGGCCGGATAGCATTGATCCATGGACGATCCGTCCCAGATCCAAGATGGTTGTAGGGACTGACCTGCTATTTTTCCGGCGCTACCCCACACACACAGAGACAATCGGTGTTGAAGTGCCACGAGAGGACGAGGACATGACGGTTCCGGCCAATGCCCCGGACCACGGCACGGCTACGGAACCCCCCACCATCGGCGCACTGTCCAAGCTCATCCAGGAAGCGAAGGACGCCGGCCTCTCCTACCAGGAGATGGCAGACCGCGCCGTCGACACGGAATCCGGCGTGCGCTACTACAAGCAGTCGCTCCAGAAGCTCGTGAAGAACCCCCCCACCAATCCGCCGACCCCGGCCCAGATGAAAGCCCTGGCGGCAGGGACGGGCAGGTCACTGCGTGCCATCAAGGAAGCGGCGGCCGAGCAGTGGCTGGAGTACGAGGCGACCGAGCTGGCCGGCTACGGCAATGAAGTCCGCATCATCGTGGGCCACTTGGCGGGCATGCCCGAATCCGAGCTGCGGCGCTGGCGGGCGATGATCGAAGCAGACGAGCGCGCGCGGCGCGAGGACCGTTAGCAGATCCGTCGCTACCAGACTGGCATTGATCGCCGAAGTCCTTAAGTAGACATTCCTTCAACGGATTGTGGTCAGACACTCACTGGTCGTACCCTTCCACAACCGTGCGCTTCAGGCCATTGCGTCACGAGCGCACCGCTCTAACGGGAGGGCGCTTCATGCTGCGTGTTGTGTACAAGACCGCCAACCTGGCCCCCGGAATCCTCTCCGACTGGAGAGAAGGCAGAGGGCTCGTCGAGATCCGAGTCGCCCGGGGCCTGGAGCCCGTCGACTTCATCCCCTCGCTCAATGAGACGCTCCTGGACTTCGTCACCACCGCGCAGTGGTACCAGCTCTGGGAAGGCGAGGTCGTTTCGGCGGCCTCGCCCGGCAGCCCTCTGCGTGTCACGTTCGAACTGTCCCCGCCCACCCTGGAAGCCCCGGTCGAGATCCGTGAGCACAAGGGGCACGTCGCACTGCACGTCCACCCCCTCACGTCGACGGGCATGTTCATCGGAATGCTCAACCGGTCCATCGTGGAGCTTCTCGCTGGGGGACAGTGGTTCCAGCTGTGGCACGGGGAGATCGTCACGATGGACTCCCCCGAGGCGAACGCAGCCTGAACGAGTAAGAGGGGGTCCCACGTGGCCGGTTACATCGAGGATCGCTGGCTGACGAAGAAGCCTGATCCGACGACGGGGAAGCGGCGCCGGACCGAACGCTGGGGAACGGGCAAGCGCTGGCGGGTCGCTGGTATCCCCGGCGTGCGGGACCGCTCCTTTAAGAACCAGAAGGGCCCCGGGAGCGCCGAGGAGTGGCTGGCGAAAGCCCAGACGGACACGAGCCGCGGCCAGTTCTACGACCCACGCAACGGCGACATGACGCTGCGGGAGTACGTCGAGAAGACCTGGTGGCCCAACCTGCGCAAGCCGCCCGGCACCAAGCAGTCGATGAAGCCGCGCGTCTTCCTGCACATCCTGCCGCACGCCGGCGCCCTGCCCCTGAACCGGATCGGTCCGGACGAGATCAAGGCGTGGTTGACCCGGGTCGAGCAGGACATCGACGTGAACACGGTGCGCACGACGTGGCGGCACTTCTCGTCGATCATGCAGGCGGCGCACAAGGCGAAGCGGATCCCGGAGAATCCCTTCCGGGACGAGGATCTGTCGCCGCCCGCGTCGCCGCCGTCCAAGGCGAAGGCCTGGCCGAGGGAGACCGTGGCCGCGGTCCGGAGCGCGCTGGATGCCCGCTATGCAATCCTCGTGGACCTCTCCGCCGGCTCGGGCATGCGGCAGGGAGAGTGCCTCGGGTTCTCGCCCGATGACATCGCCGGTGACGAGATCAATGTGACGCGGCAGATCGTGCGGATCAACAGCCGTCTCGCGTTCGCCCCTCCGAAGGGCAACAAGCTGCGGACGGCGCCCTGCCCGCCAGAGTTGGCGCGGGCCGTCAAGGAGTACGCCAACGTCTTCCCGACCGTCGAGGTCACGCTGCCGTGGGTCGACCCGGACCGCCCCAGCCTGGAGTGGGAGAAGCGGCCCTTGCGGACAGTACGTCTCCTTGTGACCACTCCGAGAACGAACGGTGTGAGCGGCGGAGCGGTCAACCGGGTCACCTTCGACGACAAACAGTGGAAGCCCGCGCTGGCCCGCGCCGGCGTCATCCCTGCACCGGAGGTCGAGTACGTGCAGGGCGCGGGGAAGAAGCCGTGGCGGCGGGTGAGCTGGAAGATGCCGCGGGAGGACGGCTTCCACGTGCTGCGGCATACGTTCGCTAGCGTGGTGCTGGCTGCGGGTGAGACAATCACTCAGCTGGCTGCGTGGCTCGGTCACTCGGATCCGGCGTTCACGCTGAGGACTTACGTGCACTTCATGCCGAAGTCCGGGAAGCGGGCGCTGGCTGCGCTGGGCTCATGGATGGGCCAGGCCGGGGGTGGTGTTTCCCCCCAGGAGCTTCCCGCGATCTCTTTTGCTTCCGATTCTCCCCAGATTCCCCCCAGTGTCACTTTGGATCAAGTGATCTGAGGTCTTTCCGCTGGTCAGCGGATTAGGTGGCAGACGAGTCGGGCTGTACGCCGGGTTCTGTCGCCCGGTCGCCTCGCGGCCTGGGCTTTCAGCTCTGGAGTCCCTCTGACCTGGACTTCCTTTGAGTTCCCGCGAGTACCCGGGGGTGCCTTTGAGTTTAAGAACTGGCTCTCCCCGGGCACCCCCCGAGCGTCTCTACTCCCCAGATTCCCCCCACGAATGAGGGGTGGAGTGGGCTCCTGAAGTGCAGCTATGGCAGCGCTTCGCCGACCCGGCCGGGCGTGTACTCGATGCCGTCGCTGCTCGCTGCCGCCCAGCGCTCCTGCTCCATCTGCAGGATGCATGCCTTGCAGGCGCGCAGTTCCTCGTCGTGGCCGGCACGCGGATGCACGGTCTTTACGTGGGCGGTCGCGACCTCGCCCTGATCGGGGTGCCGGAAGCAGATGCCTGCCGCCCACTCGTAGAGGTCGAGGATCTGCTGTCGGTCCATGCCGTCTCCTGCTGCACTCAGGTGGGGGTGGTGGGGTGTTTCGCTGCTGCCCGACCTGTTCAACCGGATGCAGACGAGGCGGGTTGTTCACTCGATCGAGCGAACATGTATTCGATTTCAGGACACTACCTGGAGCCCCGCGGCATCGGCCACATCGCAGGGCTAAGGGATCAAGATCACAGAAAGCCTGGTATCACCAGGCTGACTCATGATCGTTCTGGGTTGAGCGTTTGTCGAGTGCACCCCGACCCGCCAGACGACGACGCCCTCCGCGCGGAGCGGCAGCGCATCGGCAGGTCCATCCGCAACGCCCGCATGGACGCCGACCTCACCCAGGAGAAGGTCTTCCTGGCAGTCCCACTCAACCGGGCCTACTACCAGCAGATCGAGAGCGGCATCGCTAACCCGTCGCTCAACACGCTGCTGCGGATCGCCCGCGTCTTAGGTGTGCGCATCGCCGACCTCCTCCACTGACTGGCTCTGTAAGCGGAACGTAAGCTGATTGACCCTGAGTCAACAACACCCGGATGCCCCTTGGGAAGAGTGCCGGGTGCATTTATCTACACGATTTCGCCACACGCTTCATGCATCTGATCACGGCCCGCTGAGCCTCTGGCCAGGACTTTCGCGACGGATCGGTTAACTGTCGCTTACTCGACACCTGAACCGGTGTTCAGTCTGCGTTCACCTTCGGCTGCACGCCGCCCTCGTGGGCTCGGTACGCGCGGTACAGCGTCTCGGACGTCTCGCACCGGGCGCGGCCGATGTGCCGACAGTCGTCGCAGCGGGTGGTGTGGTCGACGTAGTCGCTCCACGCCTCCTGTAACGGGCTGAGGCGGGCGCCGGAGACTATGACGGGCGGGCGGGTTACGGCGGGGGGTGGCTGGTCTCTAGGCTCGTCCACGGCTGCTCCGCTCCACGGTTGTTTCCCCGGCTGTGTGCGGGGCTGTTTCACCAGCTTAGACATAGCATGCTATGGGTTGCTACGTGTGCTATCGCTCGCGTGGCATGGGATGGCGTGTCACGTTGACTGCATGATCGAGTGGGAGCCGGATGTGCCCAGGTGGCGGCAGGTGGCGGATGTGATCCGGGAGCGGATCGCCGATGGCACGTACCCGCCCCGCACCCGCGTCCCCTCCGTCGTCCAGCTGGCGACCGAGTTCGGGATCGCTCAGGCGACGGCGCAGAAGGTGCACGCCGGACTTCGGGCCGAGGACCTCATCTACACGGAGCCGGGCCTCGGCTCGTTCGTCAGCCGGCCGACGTCCGAGGGCTGACCGCTGTCCGACCCGGCGGCTAGGCTTTGATCCATGTCCCCCACTCCCCCGGCTCGGGTCTCTGTGCGGCCGTCGGCCGTGGTGAATGAGGAGATCCGCGCCCTGGTCGTGCGGGCCGGCGGCTGGCTGTACGGGGAGACGCGGCAACGCTACGAGGTGCTGCGGGATGAGTGGACGGTGGCGGTCGCGGCGGAGCGCGGGGACATCGTCGAAGCGGCGTGACGGGTTACGTGGCAGATCGCCCCTCGTTCACGGGGTATGTCTCACTACTTCTGCATGCAGTGCGCCGAGGAGCGGTTCGGGCCGGCCGTTGTAGAGGAATCGCGGCGCAGCGCCGCTGCCGCACCACGCCTCAGGGAGGAGCAGATCATCTACCTGCGAGCCCTTTTCGCTTCGGTTCGCAGCACGCCACCCAAAGCTCGTGAGCGCGCCGAGAAGCGGTGTGAACACGACGCCTGACGGCAAGGCCCCAGGCTGGCCCGTCGTAAGATCCTGCGGTGGCAACCATCGAATTTCCCGACGATCTGATCGAGCTGGAACGTTCCGCCTGGGCACAGATCCAGGACGGCACGCTGACCGTGGACACGGCGCGGGCCGTGCAGGAGGCGGTCGTCGCGTTCGCCGAGCAGGCCGGGGTACCGCGGTACGACGTCGAGATGGGGCTCAAGCGGATCGTCCGACACCCGGCAGCCGAGGCGGCCTAGACAGCAGCGAGCCCCGCTCCCGGTGCATCACGCCGGGGCGGGGCTTCAGCAGCATCCCCGACTTGATAGTCGCGGGTGCTTGTGCGATCAGCGTATCCGGCGCCACCGACAACGAGGCGGGCTACGGCGCCTTGGGCCACTCCGTCAACGTCCGGCCAGTCTCCTCGTCGACGAGGGTGATGCGCACGCCGGGCATCTTGCCGCGCTCACGCTTCCAGGCTTCGTGACGGCCGCGGGCCGTCGTCTCCCTCGACCACCAGCCCTGCATCGCGGGCCGGCCGTCGAGGGTCAGGAGCAGGTGATAGCGGTCGGCAGTCATGGACACCATCATCCCGACCCGGCAGCGAGAATGCCCGCATGAAGAACTACAGCCTCACCTGGGCCGACCCCGACGGCACCCCGCGCGCAGCCGCCGTCAGCTACGACAAGGCCAGCGCCGAACACCGGAAGCAGCGGCTGGAGGCCGACGGGTGCACCGAGGTCGAGGTCGTCGAGACGAAGCCGGGCGAGCTGGCACAGCCGAGGGGCTGAGGCGGAGGAAACTCCTCGCAGGCGCAGAGGCTAGACCTGATCGTCGGCCCGGAAGAACGGCGAGTCGCTGCACCGCCGGTTGGTGCAGATCACCTTCTCGTCTTCCGGGTTGCCGGTCTCGCTGTAGCGGCGCAGCGACCAGGTCTCGCAACTGGGGCAGCGGTGCTGTGGGCCGGGCGTGGTGAGCTTGAGGAACGTGCTGAACGAGAGATCCATCGGAGCATCGTGCCCCTCGCGAGGCGGCGCGTCGAGGGGTACGGCAGATACCCTGACGCGGCGATGCCCCCGCCACTTTCCCTGGCGGGGGCATCGCGCTGCAGGGCGCGAGCGTCACATTCGACGGCCAGCAACACGTCCGCCGACGTAGCCGCCCGCAACGCAGACCGCGATCATGGCGGCGCACCCGCTGAGGAGTTGCACGTAGGTGAGGTCGTCACCGTCACCAGGCAGCACGATCGCCGCCATGGACGCCAGCCCCAGGATGCCGGGGATCACCATTCCGTACAGCCAGATCCGAGGCATGGTCACTTCTCCTCCCTCTCGAGGTATCGGTAGATGGTGGTGCGGGCGACGCCGAGTTCGTCGGCGATGCCCTGCACGGTGTGCTTGCGCTTGCCGTCGTCGCCGAGCTCGTCGTACATCTCCTGCGCGAGCTGGACTTGGCGGGGCTTGAGGGCCTGCTTCCTGCCGCCGACCCGGCCGCGGGCGCGAGCGGCAGCCAGTCCGTCGTGGGTGCGTTCCACGGTGAGTGCGCGCTCGAACTCGGCGATGGCGCCGAGGATGTGGAAGAACATCCGGCCAGCCGGCGTACTGGTGTCGATCTTCTGATCGAGCACGACGAGGCTGACGCCCTTCTCCTGGAGCTGCTCGGACAGCTCGATGAGGTTCTTCAGGGAGCGGCCGAGCCGGTCGAGCTTAGTGACGACGAACTCGTCGCCCTCGCGTGCGGCGATGAGCGCCTTGTCGAGTTCGGGGCGGGAGGCGAGCTTGCCGGATGCCTTGTCGACGAACACGTGGTCGCAGTCTGCGGCAGCGAGGGCGTCCTTCTGTGCGTCTGGGTTCTGGTCGCGGGTGGAGACCCGGCCGTATCCGATCCTCATACCGTAAGTGTAGCGATTGCTATCCCTTTGTGCGTCATAGTTGAGGACACGGGTTTTCGTCACTCTCGTCCTGCAGTAACGGAGTTGACGTACCGTCTGTCGACAGACGGTCGTTTGCGGACGCCGAGAATTTGACACGGTGGATAGCGTCCAGTCATGGCGATCTACCAAGGGCCCGCCGTCCTGATCACGGACGAGGGTGCAGAGTTCACCGTCGGAGCAGACCTGCGCAGTCGGCAGGACAGGCTGGAGTCCTGGTTCGGCAGACTCACGATCCCTGGGGAGCACTGGGGTGACCTGAAGAACAAGGCTGACGGCTACCGGCTGCGGCTGCCGGACGGCACTGAGGGCGCATTCATCCGCACGCAGACGAACGACAGTCCTCGCACCCCCGGCTCCCCCTTCTTCTACAACATCGTCGGCAACGGCGACGCCCCGTTCTGACACGGCGAAGCGCCCCCGCCCGCTGCCAGTTGGCAGCAGAGCGGGGGCGTCGTCAGTCTTCGTCGTCGTCCGGCCAGTCGGGTTCGAGGAACGGGCGCGGCGACAACCAGAACGGCGGAGGGGGATCATCGTCCACTGGGCTTCTCCTCACTGGTTGCGGATGGTGAGGTAGATCGACCGTTCATCGATCAGCCCGCCGACCGTCGTGATCTGACAGACCGCCGTGTACGTCTCGCCGACCGTCCCGCCGGAGATTCGCTGGGTGACGGCAGCGTCGCCAACCGCGGGCGCCCCGACAGCCGTCAGCCCATCAGGGACGGTGACCGTCGCCGAGCCGATCGTGTCGTCGCCGTCGGCCAGCCACAGCGCCCAGTCCCAGGTGTACTCCAGTAGCGCGCTCGGGTCTTTGATGTACCGGTCGGACATGCGGCCTACCTCACGATCATGGTGCGGTTCTCGGCGGCCACGGTGAGGCGCCGCTCCTCGGCGGGGATCTGGTACGTCCGTTCCGGGCTGGGCACGATGGTGGACGGCACGGTGAGCGGGCGCGCCGTGTCGACCTCGTGCGCGGTGCTGAGGACGGCGGTCTTGCTGCCGGTGAGCGGCATCGCCGTCTCAACCGCGGTCGCCGTGCCGAGCACTGCGGTGACAGACCCGGTGAGCGGCTGCGCGGTCTCAACCGCCGTCGCAAGGCCGAGGGTCGCCGTCTTCCCTCCGGTGAGCGGCTGCGCTGTGTCCAGCTCGCCGGCCGAGGTGAGCGTCGCGAACTTGGCGCCGGCCAGGGGCTGCGCGGTGGACACCTCCGCGGCCGTGCCGAGCGTGGCCGCTTTGGCCCCGGCCATCGGCTGGGCGGCGTCCACTTCGGCCGCGATACCGAGGGTCGCGCCGGCGGAGATGTCCGCCGCAGAGAAGTCGTCGAACTTGATGGCACCGGAGGACTCAGACCGGAAGCCGACGCTCGTGCCCGTTGTGACGGCGGTGTCCGTGACGCTGATGCGAGTGACCCCGTTGATGTAGCCCTTGATCGAGGAGCCGATCATCTCGAGCTTGACCACGTCACCAGGCGCGGCGGCTACGGCGTAGGAACCGATGACCGTGAAGCTGCCGCCGACGACGGCGAAGAGGTCCCAGCCGGAGCCGTCGTTGCGGAGCAAGTAGCCCTGGCTGATGTTCGAGTTGCCTCTGCCCCAGATGCCGTGGCTGGCCGCTGTGGTGGCGGCGATCGTGGTCTGGACGTAGTGGTCGGCGCCAGCCATCGCACCAGCCGCGCGCAGGATGATCGTGCCGCCTGCCGCCCCGGGGCTGAGCTGGTTGGCGGCGATCGACCAGTCGCCTGAGACCTCCACCCACGAGGCGCCCAGGTCGGTGGAGTTGGTGCGGTCGAAGCTGTCGCTGAAGTTCGTCACGGCTACGCGGAGGAGTTGGCCCGGAAGAAGTCGGCGATCCCGAGCGTGAACGCGTTACCGTCTGGCGACCACGTCAGTCCGTGCTTGGTCAGCGGGATCACGGTCGAGTCGCTCGGGCTGGTCGTGTCGGGCACGTAGCCGATAACGAAGGCGCTGATCGCGTTGCCGGTCGGTGTGGTCCAGACGACGTCGGCCGCGTCGAGCGCGACCCTGTCGTTGGTGTCGTCGACGGTGACGGTGACGGACGCGAGGGTCTTACGGCCGACGGTCGCCTGTTCGTTCGTGGTGCCGGCGACCACGGCGGCGAGGTCGTCCTTGTCGCGCAGGACGGCATCGGTCTCCAGCCCGCTGGTCTCCAGCGGCACCACGACCAAGGCGTCGTTCGCGCCGGGCAGAGAGGCGTAGTACGCCAGCTTGCCCAGGGCGACGTTGAAGACGAAGTCGGCCATCGGTATCTCCTGTTCCTACACGTCGATGCTGTCGAGGTACGGCTTGGCCCGATCGGGGATCGGGCGCGCTGGCGGCGGCTTGAGCCCAGCGCTGCGGATCGTGCTGACGAGGCCGCGGCGGTCGACGACCAGCCAGGAGATCGCCGCACCCTGCCCGGTGATCTGCTCCTGCTGGCCTGTGATCTGGACTTGCTGGCCAGCGATGTCTTCCTTGAGATCGTCGATTCGCTCATTGAGCGCCGTCTTGATCTCGGTGAAGTCGTCGCGCTTCTCCTGCCGCTTCGTCCTGCGCGCCGATCGGGCGGACACGATCGCGCCCGCCGACCCGACCACCGCCATACCCGCCTGAATCCAGGTGTCTACGCCCATCACTCGACTCGCACTCTCTTCACGCGGGGCGGCTCGCGCCATCCCGCCACCACCAGGACGGGAACGGCTATCGCAGCCCACACTGCGGCGGACACCCACCCCCTCGGGAAGTCGCCCTGGATCCAGGCCGTCAGGTAGGACAGCATCCACGGCAGCACGATCAGCGGCAGTGCCAGAAACCCCGCCCAGTCGGCGCCCTGCGGCAGCCAGGCAGAGATGGCACCCGTAATCCCGGCGGCAATCCACAGCCAGCCCCACACGTGCAGCGGCATGACCTGCGTAGCCAGGGTCAGACCGCGCTGGTCGGGCTGCGGGGACACGATCTGCGCGTACCCGTACAGCGCCCACACGGTTCCGTAGGGCAGCAGGAATGCGCCGCGGCGGCCGAGCAGCCTGCCCAGCCGCCGGACCACCCGGCGCGGCACCTACACGCCTGCCGGGCTAGTGCCTGCCGAAGCGGGGGCGTCGGGCTTCGACGGGGAGACCTGCCCGCGGGTGATGAATACGAGCAGGGCGAGAACGAGGGCGTTCAGGGAACCGACGGTCTCGGGTGCGACGTCGAAATGGAAGGCCGCGAGGAGCGCGACGGCTGCGGCGACGAGGCCCGTGAACGCGGACGGCACGATGGGCCGGGTCACCCACGCGGTGATCGCGGCGAACACGGCGGAGATGACGGCGACGATCGCACCCGCCTGCTCCGAGGACAGGCCGACCCCGAAGGTGACGAGCAGGGACAGGGCGCCGGACACGACGCCGAGAACCACAGCGGGCTCTCTGCCGAGGATCTTCATGATGGTCTCGATTCTTCCGGTTAGTCGGTGACGGTGAAGCCGTGCTTGGCGCCGAGGCGCTTGAGGGATGCGGACCCGGGGATCCCGTCGGCGGCGTCGCCGACGTAGTTGCCGCCGGCCGCCGAGCGCTGCCAGCGGGCGTAGGCGCCGACGGTCAGCGAGCCGAAGGAGCCGTCGACGTACTGGGCGGAGAGGAATCCTTCAGCCTTCAGTGCCTTCTCGACGATCAGGACTTCCGCCTTGTACGTGGTGTGTCCCTGCGCCGCGGCCGGATCATGGCGCGCCGCGTAGACGACGTGCGAGAGGCTGACCTTCGGCTTCGCCGGGGTGGGTGTTCCGGGATCGGTAACCGATCCGGCCGGGCGGGGTGCACCCTTCTGGACCCAGGCGTAGAGCGGACCGCCGGGGCAGGCCGTGGCGTAGCCGTCGCGGTGTCCCTTGATCTCGTCGCCTGCACCGTGCTGGCGGAGCAGCTCGATGCCATCGCGGATTGCGCCGAGCATCAGGTCGTTCGGCTCGGTCAGGCCCTCGCTGCCGACCAGGCCGACGATGGCGTAGTGCGCGATGTTCAGCGGCTGGTTGCCGTTGGCGCCGGTTCGGCGGCCGATGCCGCGGCCTTCGAGGAGGTAGCCGTGGAGGCAGGCGCCGTAGTTGTAGGCGATGTCGGAGTAGTTCTCGACCTTGTTCGCCAGGTGGCTCTTACGGATGGCCTGCCATTCGGCGAGACAGGCGGCGTGATCCGTGAGCAGCTTCGTGCTCACTGCGGTCCCCTCGTAGTGGACCTTCACGCCCTTGGTGGACGTCTGTATCGGCGCGGCCGAGGCCGGCCAACCGAGCTGGGCACGGGTGACGAGCTTCAACGTGCTGCCTCCAGACATGAGAAAGGCCCCGGCCGGATGGGTCGGGGCGTGGGTGGACGGGCTGTCAGGTGACGTAGCCGTAGGCGAGGATCCCGGAGCCCGTACCGAAGGCGCCGGCGGTGAACGCACCGGCGGTGACGGTGGGCGGGGTGGACAGGCCCGCGTCGGTGCCGCCGAGGCCCGGGCTCGGGCTGGCGACGACGTCGGGCATGGAACCCTCGCTGATCAGGGTCGGGTTCGTCGTCGCTTTGATCATGACGCCGAGGTAGTGCAGGCCCGCGTAGGTGGTGGTGTAGCTCGACGCGGAGCCCGCGGTCGTCTGGGCGATGGCCTTGGTCATCACGGTGTTCGCCGCCCACGCCGTCGTGGTCTGGTCAGCGGTGCGGGCCAGGGCCACCTTCGAGCTGTTGTGCAGGGTGAACCACCAGTTGGTCGGCGTGGTTGCGGCGGTGCTGCCGGACGCGAAGCTGATGTTGCTGATGACCAGGCCCTTGGGGAGCCAGATGGGGACCAAGTACAGAGTGCCGCTGGTCGGCGTGGAGGACGTTCCGAGCCGCAGGCGGCTGGTCGTCTCGTACCGGCCGGAGGGCCGCATCGCCGCCTCGAGAGAGGGCAGCGGCGAGAGGTCGGTGTCGACGGTGTTGGAGCCGGGCAGGGCCTGCATGCCGCCCGGGCCGGTGACCGGGACGGAGGTGGACACGCTCATGGCGGTGGACGCCGACCAGCTGTTGCCGGAGAAGTCGTTGCCGAGAACCGTGCAGCCGGTCGCCGAGGCGGCCATGGACAGGGCGCTGGTGGCCGCGCCGCCGCCCTTGCGGACCTTGTTCCCGGTGACCAGGCAGCCGGTGGCGTTGGTCGATAGGCGGATTCCCGACGATGCCGGTGACACGATCTGGTTGCCGGTGACGACTGCGTCCGTGGAGTTCGTCGTGCCGTCCGCGCCCTGGCCGATGAACGCCCCGAAGTTGCTGCTGGTCGTGTCCACGGTGTTCCCGGTGACGTTCGCTCCGACGGACCCGGATACGTTGAGCGCGTTGGAGCCGATCGAGCGGAGCGTGTTGCCGGACAAGGTCGCGCTGTCGCTGTAGTGGGCGTAGATGCCCGTGGACGTGGTGCTGTCGACCTTGTTGCCGGTGATGTTCGGGGCCTGGCAGTGCTCGCAGTGAATGCCGTTGCCGGTGATGGAGCGGACCGTGTTGTCGGCGATGTTCACGCCCGGGTACTTGTACGCGGCGTAGGCGATGACGCGGATCGCGGAGTCCGTGCCGCACCCGTCGATGATGTTGTCGGAGATGTCCAACTGGTAAGGCGCCACCGACGTGGTCGCCGGGTCCGTGAGGGTGGCCAGGATCCCCGAGTAGCCGGTGCCCGTGATCACGTTGCGGGAGATGACCGCGCGCTTCCAGCCGTAGGCCTGGATGCCCTCCTGCAGGGTGGAGTCGATCCTGTTGTCGAGGACGCGGATGTTGTCGTAGGTGACTCCGGCGGCCAGGGTGTGGGAGCCGACCGCGCGGCCGTAGGCGCCGAGCCTGCTCGACGGGCCGAAGTAGCAGCCCTGCACCAGGATGTTCCTGCTGGCCGTGTTGTCGAAGGAACCGATGGACGAGCTGCCGCTCTTGGCCATGTCGATCTGGACGGCCTCGGAGAACTGGCGCACGGAGCCGACCGAGTTGTCCTTGAAGCCGAGGAAGCGGCAGTTCAGGGCGCGGCCGCCGTCGGTGCTGTTGAACTCCAGCGCGTGCGCCGTGCTGCAGTTCTGGACCGTGGCGTCCCGCACGGTGATGTCCGAGCAGTGCACGAAGTTGATGATGTCCGTCTCGCTGGTCACCGTGCCCACGCCGGCGTCGGCCGCGTTGCCGTCCCAGGTGCCACCGAGGACCTGGATGTGGGAGTGGCCGGCGTAGCCCGAGAACGTCTCGCTGCCCGTGAAGTTGCGCAGGAGGCCCGCGCTCGTGCCGATCGCTTTCAACGTCGCGCCGTAGGCCCACAGCGTGGTGTTGTCGTAGATCACGAGGAACGTGCTGACACCGTATGTACGCCCAGGGGGCAGGAAAACCGTTCCGCCGCCGGCCGTGTGTGCAGCGTCGAGTTGCGCCTGGATGACGGCGCGGTCGTCGGTACTGCCGTTGCCGACCGCGCCGGTGACCATGAACCAGCGGGCCGAGGGCAGGTCGGGCAGGTTCGGAGCCGTGATGTCCCCCTCGAACGTGACCGGTTCATGGAAGGTGATCGGGCCCGCCACGTCCTGCTCATCGCCCGTGGCCAGGTCGAGCTTCCCGTCGACGGCGTCGAGGGCCGACTGCGCGGTCTGCAGCGCGCTCGAGGCGATCTCGCGCGCGGCCTGGTACCAGCGCACCGGACTGCTGCTCGCGTCCAGGTACTCGTAATCGATCTCGGTGACGTCCGCTGCCTTGAACGTCCGCACGGCGCCGGGTGCGCTCGAGTCGGCGTCATTGGTGCGAAGGGTGGCGATGGGGGTGGTGCCGTCCGCCTCGAACAGGGCGGTGACCGTGGCGCCGGTGCCAGCCACTTTGACGAGGATCGGGTAGTCGGGGACGACGTTGCCGGCGTCGTCGGTGAGGACGTCAGCCGGAGTCCCGCCGAAGGTGTACAGCGTCATAAGGTGTCCGCTCCCTTCAGTCGAGCCAGTAGGAGCCGGAGATGTCGACCCAGGCGACGCCGCCCGTGCCGGAGTCCTGGGTGCCGTCCTGCGAGTACCAGATGAGGGAACCGCGCGCGCCGAGGGCGTTGGCGTCCTGGTCAGGGGAGAACACTTCGACGCGGCCCACGCCGGTCATGGCGTCGCCGGTGAGGCTGGCCCCGCCCGCGAACGAGCAGATCTGGGCGGGAATGTAGTCGGTCGGGACGGTGCCCAGCTTCACGCCGGAGGTGGTGATGAGGCCGCTGTCGGTCCGCTGGATTCGGCCGCGGAGGTAGGCGCGGCCACGGTCGATGCGGGCCTCGGGTGTGGTCTGTCCGGCCTCGTATCCGGAGGCCAGGGTGATGGGCTCCCAGTCGGCCACCGGCTCCCACACCGTGATCCAGGTGTCCGAGACCGAGGAGACCTTCACCCATGTGGTGCCGTCGAGGGCGACGGCGACGGTCTGGGCGGGTGCGGCGGAGAGAAGGGTGTCGCGGTCTGCGACGTCGTCGACGTGCTGCCAGAGGTGAGGGTCGATGGCCTCGGCAAGCTCCGCGAGGTCGCCCGGTGCTGTGGGGCCGTCGCCTCCGCCGGGCACGGGGAGTTGGGCGTATCCGAAGGTCGCCATGGGGCTCCTAGGAGAACGTGATCGTGATCTGTCCGCCGGTGACGGCCATGTAGTCGCTCGAGCCGGAGGCGTAGATCGCCAGTCCCTTGGCCGAGCCGGATGCGAGGGCTGTGCGCCAGCTCGCCGGGAGCGTTGCCGAGCCCTTCGCCCCCGCGGAGAGCCGGAGCAGGTCCTCGGGCCCGTCGCCCAAGTTGAGCTGGCCGGACGGGGGGCTGCTGTGGCTGTGCAGGTAGAGATGCATCGGCCTCTTGGCGTTGACGCCGGCGCCCGACTTGCGGGCGAACGCGACTTTCATCGACGCGACGGTCTTGCCAGTGCAGGCGTTCTGGATCGCTGAGCCGTAGAACCAGGCGCCCCTGCGGTTGCCGCGGCCGGTCCAGTCGCCCTGCACGGGCGAGGACGCGTACTCGTCCGGGCGGCCGCCACGCCACGAACCAGCGTCCGTCGGCGACACGGTGGTCGGCTTCGGCGTAGGAACAGCGGGCGTACCAGGCGACGGATCGGCGACGGACGCGACCTGGAAGTAGACCTCGATCTTTCCGTCGACCTTGCGCATATAGACGGCGGAGGCCGACTGCCAGCCGCTGCCCGCCGGGGCGCCCGTGCCGTAGGTGGCGGCGCGCACCACCTGCAAGTCCTGGAATGCCTGCTCGGCTGCCGCCTGAACGCGGGCGGTGTCGGTCTCGGCAGGATCGTCGCCCAGGCGCCACAGCACGACGGGTTTGGCGGACATCCGGACGGCGACCCAGTCGCCGGCCGCACGGTCGCGGTAGGAGTCGGGGCAGGCCACGTCCAGCAGGAGGTCGCCCGTGCCCAGGTCCAAGTTGACGCGGCCGGACTCGGTGACGTCGGCGACCATCAGGGAGACAACGTCGCCACTCGTGCTGGTCGCGGCCAGGAGCTCGGCGCCGAGGAGCTCGGCGGCATCGGCCATCACAGCCTCCTCGACGTGGTGCGGGTCTTGCAGGACATGGAGGCCGAACCGAGCGTGTAACTCAGGGAGTCGATGATGTGCCGCTCCCACACCGCGGGATCAACCTCGACAGCCACGACGTCGCCCGGCTCGAGCGCCGGATTGCACACGGTGGCGAGCGACAGACTCGACTGCACGCCCAGGCTGTCGGCAAGCTTGGCGCGGGCGATGCGTCGTGCCTGGCCGTCGTCGGTGATGAGCGACGAGGAGTGGCGCTGGACCCGCAGCCGGACCCCAGTGAGTCCGAGCCGCTGCGGTGCCCCCGGGTCACCGATCGGGTCCGGGCCCGCATAGGTGATGCTGTTCGGGTCGTCGTCCCAGGCGAACACGGGCCCGATCGCCGGGCTTCCGTCGCCGCCGTCGCCCGTCACCACCCATACGTTCGCGAGGCCTTCGCGGCTCTGCTCCTTGTCGGGCTGTACGAGGGCGCCGCCCACGCCGCGGGCGATGGACCACACGACCGGGTCAGCCAGCGTGGGCATCGGGCCCACGGTGACGATGCCGCGGGCAGCCACCCAGATCTCGCCCGCCAGCGCGGCCGCGATCCCGGTGGCCGCGCCGGTGGAGTCACTGCCGGCGGACAGCACCGCCCACCGGTCCTCGGACGCGGCGATCTGCGGGATCTGCGTGTCCGGGTCCACCCCGGGGCGCCAGGCCACAGGGACGCCGGGCAGCGCCTCGGCGACCAGCGACGGCACGAGCGTGCGCGCGAGCCCGGGCCCGACCGCGCGTGCCACCGGGAAAGAGGCGGCCCGGAGGTCGCCCTCGAGCCCGTCGAGCTCGAGGCCGATTCCGCCCGTCTTCGTCGCCTTGGTGCGGGTGACGGTGTAGCGGCCGGCCGCGAACCACACCGGATCCTGGCGGGGGAGCTTGACGCCCTGCCAGAGCCGGACGTTCGTCGCGACGCTGTTGATGCCGTCGCGTCCCTCGGCCACGCCGATCACATCGGCCTGGCCGGTGTACCGGGTCTCCGCGGTACGGTCCGCCGTGATCGACGCGGATCCGGCGACGAGCCCGCACCGCGACCAGGTCGTCCCGCCGTCGTTGGACCACTCGGCGTAATACGGGCGGCCGATCGCCTGCGGCAGCGCGGCCAGCAACGCCGGAGCGATCGGCATCATCCGAGGACGCCATTCGTCGCGAGCTGCTGGTAGGACGCGAACGTCGACGCGACCGCGTCCCAGGTGGCGTAGTTGGCGGCGAGGGCGTCATACGACCATCCCGGCATCCGCATCGGCTGTCCGGCGGTGTCCGGCCGAGCCACCTCCTGGACCGACGCGGTGAACGTCCGTGCCTCGTCCGGGGTGGTGTCGACCGCCTCGGCCGGTGAGGCGAAGAGAACGAACTGGTCGGGCCGCCTCGCGGCGCCGCGGGTCTGTAGCAGCCGCACCCCGGGCGTGGTTAGCAGCTCGCGGAGGACCTCGATCTGAGAGTTCTCCGCGTCGATGCTGATCTCCGACGCGGCGGACGCGTATACATCCTGCGCCGTCGCCGCGTACCGGGACCCGGCCACGTCCGCGGTGTCGATCCGGGACGACCACTGCAGCTGCGGCCACGAAGTGACCGTGACCCGGGCGGACAGCCCAGGCTCGTCGAGGCTCTTGATCCACACGTCGGCCGGAGCCTCCGGCTCGTCGACCGTGACCGACACCGACGACGACGGCCCCTCGCTCCCGTCCACGAGAATCGGCGTCGCCGTGTAGACGACGGCCACCCCGAGCGGCGCCTCGTGGTCATACGCGGCGCCTACGCCCTCAATCGCCCAAGCGGTGTCCGCCGACCGCACCGGCACCGGAACGGCACCCGGGTCGGTGCGCATGATCCGCACCTTGCGGACGTCGGCCGCGTCCGCATAGGGCGCGTCCTGCCGATAGTCGACGCCCAACAACACACCCGCATACGTCGTATCGACGCTGGCCGTCAGCCATCCGTCCGGGCTGACGGCCGGGGTGGGCGGGGTGATGTGCGGCGCGGACGGGTCCACGATCATCGGCATCCCGCTGCTCCCTTCTCTACTTGGTGCCGGAGCGGACCTTGCGCCGCACGGCCGTGAGGCCGGCGTCGACACGCGCGTCTGCCTTCTCCTCGACGTAGGCGCCGAGCTCGCGGCCGTCCTCGAGGACCAGGCGCAGCCGGGTACCGGAGGCGAGAGCCCCACCCGCGACGCCTGCGGCGGTGTACGAGGCGGGCGACACGGCGGGGACCTCCGGCACCGCGGCGTCGGCGACGCGCGCAGCCGAAGCCGCCACGCTGGCAGCCATGTTGTCCAGGCCCACGCCGACACCGGCGCCGGTCATCTCGCCGACCCACTGGGTGACCCGGGACGGCGACTTGATCTTGAGCTTCTTCTTGATGCTCGCGACCAGGCCGTCGCCCAGCTTGTTCATCTGCGCCTGGAGCTCCTTCTCCTGGCTCTTGAGTCCGGTGAGGAAGCCCTTCGACGCGTTCGCCCCGGCGTCGAACATGGCGTCCGCCATGGTGTTTCCGTAGCTGGTGGTCAACTTGGCGCCCGACTTGGCGAGGCTGTTGAGCTGGGCGAGCTGGGCTTTGTTCGCCCCCGTGACCAGGGTGGCGAGCGTGCTCTCCGGGCCCATCGCCACCAACTGGCTGATGAGGTCCTGGTTCAGGCCCTTCTTGGACAGCCCGGAGATGGTGCCCTGGAAGGCCTTCAGCGTGGACTGCCGCTGCTCCATGCCCATGATCAGGTCAGCGACCGATCCGGAGTCCTGCAGATTCGACAGCCCCAGGAAGTCCGCGGCCGACTTCTTCTGATCGGCTGCCGCGGTCTTGGCCGCCTCGAGCCTGCTGTCCACCGAGTCCCGCTGCTTCGCCAACGACTGCAGCTTCGCGGACGCCTTCTTGCTGGAGTCCGCCAGCCCCTTGGCTGAACCGCCCGCCGCCTTGAGGTCCTTGGTGAGCTCGTCGAACGCCTTCCTGATGTCCGCCGCGCTCGCCGTCAGAACCTTGTGCACCGAGCTGAGGTCACCCGGTACCTGCTTGCGGGCCGCCGCACGAGTCTTCGCGTTGCTGGTGCCCTTCGCGAAACCGCGCATTGCGCCGAGTCCGGACGCCATCGCCATCGACGTCGCTGAGTCCCACACCGTGGCCCCGCCCGGCCCGAGCCGCATGAGCTCGGGGCCGTTCTCGCCGACCCAGAATGTCTCGCCCGCACGCGGCCGGCCACCGCCTGCGTAGCCCTTCGGGCTCTTGGAAGCGTTGGCCTGCTGAACGCTGGTGATGTTGCCGTACCGGGCGACGATGTAACGGATCGCCGCGGCAACGTTCGCCACCGGGTCCAGAATTCCGCGGCTCTTGAGTGACGCCGGAACGTAGGCGTTGAACGTTCCGGGGATCGTCTGCGCCAGGCCCTGGCTGGGGTGGCCGGCTCGGGCGTTGCTGTCGGTCCGGTTGACCGCCGAGGCGTTCCAGCCGGACTCACGCGTGATCAGAGTGTTGAGGCCGGACAGCCACTGCGCGAGTGTGCCGGGCGGCGGCACACCAGCGGCCGACAGGGCCCGCTTGATGATCGCGGCGTGCTGGCCGGACGGGATCTTGCCCCCGCCGAAGCTGTCGCTGGCGCCCTTGTCGTCTGCCTCCTTGGCGTAGCCGAACAGGGAGTCGATCATGCTGTTCGGGATCTTGGCGATCATGTCGCCGATCCCCGACCCCAGGCCCGGAATGCTCCTCAACAGCGGCCGAACGACGGCGTTGACACCGGCCTTCGCCGATGCGGCCAGAGTGTCCTTCAGCCAGGACGCCCCTTCCTTCACCTTGTCCCAGGCCTTGGAGCCCCACCCCGCCACAGTGGACCCGGCACTGCCGATCCACCCGAACAGACCGCCACCGTCCTTGAACCCGGGCAGCGCGCCGCGGCCGCCGGCCGCCGCCCAGTTGCGCAGGGCCATGACCGCGCCGTGACCGCCCGCGCCCTTCACCTCGCGTGCCGTCCACACGTGCTCGTTCTTGCTGAGCCACGCGGGGACGTCGTCGCTCGTCTCGGTCCCCGCGCCGAACACGGGGCCGCCGGTGGCGAACTTGAACTTGTTCAACTTCGGCGCACCGAACGCGCCTGCGACCTTGTTCCAGACACCGACGATGCCCTTGTTGTAGACGGTGTCGATGATGAACTGGACGGGCGCCTTCGCGATCGCCTTGACCTTGTCCCAGGCCAGCTTGATGGCGTCCTTCGCCGTACCGAACGCCTTGCCAACCTGACCGATCGCCGTCTTCAGCGCGTTGAGGGCGGGCTTGATCCCCGAGTTGTAGACGGTGGAGATCACCGACTGGATGCCGTGCATGGCTGGTGCGACGGCTGCGGTCCACAGCGACTTGGCCCCGGCGCCGACAGCCTTCAGCCCGCCGACGAAGAACCCGAAGATCAGCTTCGCCCCGGCCCAGAGCAGGCGCAGCCCGGCCAGCACGAGGTCGACGACCGGAGCGATCGCCGCGTCGTACAGCCACATTGCTCCCGCGCCGACCGCCTTGAAGCCGCCGACGATGTACCCGAAGGCCACCTTCAGCCCGGACCACAGGAGCACGGCACCGGCAGCGATCCAATCGAAAGCCGGTTTGATCGCGTGCGTCCACAGCCAGGGGAAGATGTAGGCGAGGGCCAGGACGCCGAGCGTGATCGGCAGGAAAACTGTGAGGGCCAGGACGACGGCCAACACCTTGCCGGCGACCACGATGAAGTTGAACGTCGGCTTGATCACCGACGCCCAGAGCCACGTGAACGCCGCACCCAGGGCCGACAGCCCGGCCATCAGCCCGGCGAACGCTGGCTTGAGGACCGAGTTCCAGACGAACATGGCCGCCGTCTGGATACCCGCCCAGGCAGCCTGCACGATCGACCGGAACGTCTCGCTGCGCTGGTACGCCACGATGAGTGCGGCGCCCAGGGCGAGGATCGCCGTGATCACCAGGATCACAGGGTTCGCGTTCATGACCGCGTTGAACGCGATCTGCGCGATGGTGGCTCCGCGCTGCACGGCGGTCCACGCCAGGATCGCGCCGCGGTAGATCGAGAACACCGCAGTGGTCGCAGCCGTGGCGATCTGCTGGGCGAGGATCGCCGCGGTGAACCCGACGACAGCGATGCCGATGGGGATCAGCCAGGTGCCCATGTCGCGCAGCCAGTTGACCACGCTGGTGCCGGCGCTCCACAGGCCCATCAGCGCGGGCATGAGGAGCGACGCTGCTGTGGCCGCAATGGCCTTGAGCGGCGGCAGGAGCACCCTGTTGGCGAACCCGCCGGCGCGCGCGAGGACGGGCAGGACCTGGCCGCCGAGGACGTTGACGAAGGCCTGCTTGAGACTTCGCTGAAAGACGGTGACTTCGTGGGCAGGCCCGCTGTGGAGATCCTTGCCGAGCTGCTTGGCCGACCCGGACACGACCCCCATGGACTGGACGGCCTTGGACGGGTCCAACTTGAAGAGGCTCGTACCGAGCTCCTCGGCCTGGGTGCCGAACAGTCCGACCGCAGCCGCCTGCTGTTTGACCGGGTCCTTCATTCCACGGAGCTTGTCCAGGACTGTCTGTAGTCCGGCCGTCGCGCCCTTGCCGCCCTTGGCGATCTGCGACGACATGTCCGTCGCGCTCAGCCCCAGCAGCTTGTAGGCGTCCTGGCTGGACTGCGACATGTCGATCGACCGGATCGAGAACTCCTTGAGGGAGTCCGCGACGATGTCCGTGTCGCGGGCACCGCCCTTGAGACCCTGCGAGAACAGGCCGAGCGCGGTCTTGCTGTCGAGTCCGAGCTTCTTGAGCTGGACCGGGTACTCCTGGAAAGTCTCCAAAAGATCTTCGGCGTTCGGGCCCAGCTTCTGGAACCCGGTGGTGACGACGTCGAGCGCCGCTTCCGCGTTGGGCGCCAGGCCGTTCTTCAGCTGGGCGGAGATGGCCTGCGACTGCAGGCTCATGTCCGTGCCGAACGTCGTGGCGACGTCTGACATCTGCGCGGCAATGGACTTGAGCTGCTTGTTCGTCGCGTCCGGTGGGGCGAGCCCGCCCGACACGACGGCCCGGACCGCCTCGGCGCCAGCGGCGACGTCCTCGGTGATGCCCTTCGCGTACAGCTGTCCGGCGATCTTCCCGTAGCGGGCGGCGTCGCTGGCCGTCGCACCGAGCTGGCCCTTCAGCGTGGAGGCAATGTTCGCCTGGTCCATCGCCTCGCTGATGCCCGCCACGAGCAGGGCGCCTGCGGCCGCACCGGCGGCGGCCGCGCCGACGAGGAGCTTGTCCTTGAGCCCGCCGCCGGCCTCCTCGCCCGCCTCGTTGCCCGCGTCGGCTGCGGGGCCGATGAGCTGGCTGCGCAGCTCCGACGAGATGCCCCTCACCGAGGGGATGACCTGCAGGGTGGCATAGCCGACGTTGGGCATAGGGCACCCCCGTGTTCAGTTGTCGGTCAGGTGATCTCTCCCGCTGCCAGTGCCCGGCGCCGATCGGCGGCGCGAACGAGGGCGGCCTTTCGTCTGGCCATTCGCTCTGGGGAGTTCTTGTCGCGCCCTTGGCCGATGCCCGGTCGGGTCATGGGCGTGGGCGGCTTGGCCTGCTTGGACGGCTTGACGCCGTCGTTCGACCGCTGCCAGTTCGCGATCCGTAGCTCGTCGATCGTGATTGCCTGCAGGTGTTCCTGCAGACTCCACAGTCCGTCGCTGTCGCCCATCGCCAGTCTTGTGCGGGCGCGTGGAGGGAGCTGGCGGACGTAGCCGCCGAGCTCCCGCCACGTCAGCAGCGGCCGGCCGTATGGGTCGCGTGCGAACAGGTCCGACAGGCGGATCCCGTAGTGCTCGCGGAGGTCGGCCTGGACTGCCTCGCCGTGCTCGCTCAGGAGCCGGACGAGGCCGAGGATTCCCCCGGCTCCATCCCACAGTGCTTCTGCCAGGCCTTGAAGAGCGGCATCAGCTTGTACTGCGGCATGGGCACCTTGCGAAAGTCGGCCCACTCATCGCCGAGGGCCAGGCGCAAGGAGCCCATGACGGCGTTGGCTTCGCCGCTGTCGGCGGCCGCCAGGAGCTCCCAGCAGTCCAGGTCCTGCATGTGCTGGAAGGTGAAACGGCGTCCGTCCCAGTGGACGCGGAACGGGGTGGAGGCCACCTCGGCCTTGACGGCGTCGAGGTTGAAGTCGAACGGCTCGTTGTCGGCCGGCTTGTTCGCGGTTCGGGTGGTGCTCATCGCGGTTACTCGCTCTCGTCTGCAGGTTGGGTGATCTGGATGTTGCGGGCGGGCAGGGTGAGCCTGACCAGCCCGGAGCCGTCGGGCTCCAGAGCCACTTCGATGCGGTCGGCCTGGACCATCCACGGGAACGGCTTGCCGTCGATGTCGACGGATCCGCCCGGCTGGACGCGCATCGTCTCGGCGACGGGTGCGGCCTCGGTGCGGAAGCGGGGGGCCGCCTCCTGGATGAGGGTGGCGACGACCCTGCTTCGCAGGCTGCGCGGCAGCTCGCCGCCGTCCTTGATGAGCCCGAGCTCGACGGCCTTCGCCCGGATCTCGGGTTCGGTGAACTGAACCTGCATGGTGCGACTCCTCGCGGTTCGGTGCGTGTACCGGGGGCGCGGCCGAACCGCGACGAACCTCCGCGCCCCCGGCGATTCAGGCCGTGACGGTGACGGCGCAGGTGTCGGTCTGCCCCTGGTAGGTGGCGGTGACGGTCGCCGAGCCCGGGTCGACGCCGGTGACGAAGCCGGCGGAGACGGTGGCGTCGGCGGGCGAGGACGACACCCACGACGCCAGCGAGGTGACGTCGGCCGTGCTGGCGTCGTCGTAGGTCGCGGTCGCCGTCAGGGCGCCGATCTCGCCGTCCGCGACGGTCAGGGTCGACGGCGTCACGGACAGGCTGGACAGGATGGGGGTGGTCTGCCGGGTGAACAGGACCCCGCCGCCGGTGGGGTAGATCGTGGCGGCGAACGTCATGCTTTCGAGGTCGGCTTCGTTCTCGCCGTGGTCGCCGTCCAAGGAGACCTCCGCATAGTTCGCGGTGATCAGGCGGCGGACCTTGTCGCCCTCACGGGTCTCGAACGCGACCAGCACCTTCGCCGGGCGAGGCACCTTGATCTGCGTCGCGGACGAGCCCGGCCACAGCAGGCTGTAGGTGGTCTCGTTGTCCTCCAGCGCGGTGAAGGACTTCGTCAGCTTGAAGTGGTTGCGGGACGTGCGGACGAGGATGCCGCCCCACGCGAACTTGTCGTCGGTGTCCTCGTCGCGGGACTCGGGGAATCCCTCGTCGCCGTCGAGCAGGCCGACGAGGTCCCAGTCGCCGCCGAAAGGCGTGTCAGCATTGGCGGGCAGGGTGGCGGAGAGATTGGACGACACGTATACGTCGGCGTCCGTCCACAGATTTGCCTTCAGCGGGTCGCCGGCCACGGCGTCCTCCTCATGTCGGTACAGGGGGTTGAGTCGCGGTTCGGCGTATGGAGTTATGCGAGGACGTCCGCGCGCACGTTGACGCGCACGGTGAAGGTCGACAAGTCGACCCCCGAGTCGGGATCGGTGCCGGGCAGCGGGCCTCCGTTGGGGCGGACCGCGGACAGCACGCTTCCGTCGTGGCAGACAAGCAGCCCCTGGCAGAGCATCGCCAGGTCGTGAGCTTGGTCCGCGTCCTCGTGCCACACCGTGACGCGCAGCAGCACCCGCGACATCGCCATCGAGGAATGCGGGGCATCGCCGTCCTTGCGGACCAGCACGTACCGGAACTGCTCCTCCGGTGAGCGGCTGGGGGGCACCCGGGTGCCGACGGTGGCGTCGGCTGGGAACGGGGCCGGCCGCCCCGCCAGAGGCGTTGGCCGTACCCCCGC